GCAGAGTCAACGCAAGGTCGTCCTCAATGCGCTCAACCAAAACGTGGGCCAGTTTCTCTTTGTCGGCCACTAACGGAATGATCTTCAACGCGATCTGAGCCGACTTCTCAGTCACCGCCAGCGTGCCTTCGTCGGACTCTTGGGCCGCGGTCAGGTCGTCCAGCAGGCCGTAGACTTCGTCGCGGCGGTTCTTGGGGACGCGCAGAAGGTTACGGAGGGTGAGCTTTTCGCCGTCGACCTCAATCTGGAACGGGGCGAACTCTTTTTCGATTTCTTCGCGCATTGCGTCGAGGGTGAAGACGTTGTTCTTGGACATTGGCGGGCCTTTCTAAAGTTTGGGGTGGCGGGCCTGGGTGGAACAGTTTGGAGGAGGGAGGGGAGCGGCCCGCCAAGGACTCCCCTCCCCCCGGTCACACAAAGCGGATCAGGGAGTGAAGAGGTCTTCGTTGATCCACTCAAAGATGTTGCTGGAGCCGTACTTCAGGAATGTTGCACGGATCGGCAGCGAGGCGAACTCGTCGGTCGCCAGCGAGATGGAGTCATCGCGCTTGATGCTGGCCTTCGGGGCGTAAAACCCGATCTTGGTGTCCCCGTCGACCACGATGATAAACAGCGCACGCTCAACTGGAGTGGGGGTGCCACCCTTGACGCCGAACACACCGGCTTGCTTCGAGGCGTCCTGACCGTAGTACAACTCGAAGGACTGCATGTCGAACTGCTGCAAGAAGATCGTCAGGAAGTCCGAAATGGGCTGTGTGACAACCTCACGCAAGTTCTCGTTCTGCCAGGTGCCGCGAACCTCGGTGTCGCCACCGTCGTACCCGAATTCTGGGAGGTCATCGCGGGCTGTATGACCCACGGTAGACCACCCGTTCGGGGCGGTCGCGACCGTCGAGTCGACGGTGACGGTGACCGGCTCAAGCTTCGAGTTCACGGTGACCTCGACGTTCTCGCCGCCCAGCTTCCCGACGAACGCGACGGTGAAACCGTCAGCGGTGAAACCGCCACCGGTAACCTTGACGTTGCCGGAACCGACGCCTTCGATGTTCTCCAGCGCGGTCTGAACCTCTGCTGCACCGGAGTCGAAGGGCAGATCCAGGGTGGTGCCCGAAGGTGCGTCGGAAGCAACCGGCTCATCAGCCGCAACAGCCTTAGAGGTCTTGCTGCTCTTGGCTGCCTTGGGATCAGGTGTGGCCGCGGGCGGCTCAACACCAGTCGCCTCAAGGGTGCTGGCTTCCTGCGCGGGAGCCTTAGCCGGGATGGTTTCCACGGCTTGCTTCGGCGCGACAGTGCCCTCACCAACGGTGAGGGCGAACGTACCGCCGGTCGGTACCGCAGACGCAGCGAGCTTGCTTGAAGACGATCCGAAAGCCTCGGGGTCGATCTCAGCAAGCTGCGCCGGCGACGGGCGGGGGGTGCCCGGTGCGGCGACGTAAACGTAGCCGACTGCCGCTGTTACGACAGCCGAATCATTCTGTGACATAAGAGTTAATCTCCTGGTTTGTTGTTAGGGGGGCGAACCCCGAATTGGATCAGACCCTGCACCCGGTAGGAATCTTGGAACAGCGAGGAAAATTGGGTTGCGCCCATCGTTTCCTTGATGGAATGCAAGTAGCCTGCATCCGTTAGGGTTTGCCGGTGTACGGCTTCGTACAGTGCCTCCAGGGCTTTTTCGTAAAGCTCCTCAGTCTCAGGGAGCGATTCGATACCGAACGCGGTCATCTCGACCACGGGCAGACTTAGATCGTTGTACCGGATTTCGTGGCGTGCGCCGCCGATCCTTCTGATGTTGATCATCGGGAACCACCGGTAGTCGATGTCTTCGACCCAACTTCCAACCTTGACGTTTGTGGGTAGGGCGTTGCGTAGGAGTGGTAGGAGGACGGCTTGCACGCGGGGCATCTGCGACATCCGTTACCTCTTCTTCTTGCGCTTTTTGTTTCTGTTTTTACGTTTCTTCCACTGCTGCTTACGGGCCTTCTTGCTCTTAGCGTTCTGCCCTCTGCGTGTCGGTGCGGAAACGACGTTCTGTGCGGGGAAGCCGGCCGCCCTGTTGAGGATGTACAGACCGGACGGCGACTTCGTGATCGTGCCGTACTTCACCGGGTCGAAGTAACCTGACGGGTAGTGCCCGTACTCAAGTGCAAAAGCGTTCGGGGCGTACAACGACACCAACCAGTCGGGGCCAGGGGTTGGCTCCAACTTGATTTCGGCCTTTTTGTGTTTCGGCTCAATCCTGGTGTGGGTGGTCGCTAACCGCGCCGCCCGAAGATTCGTTTCTGCCCTTGTCTCAACTTCTTTGGCTTCTTCTCTGACCGCAGCCCTAATGCCGGGGATGTTCTTCACCAAGAACTTCGGCAGACCGTCCGGCCCCGAATCGTCGTAGTACAGCTTGACCATTTAGAACCGTCGCAGCATGTACGTCACATGAGCAGTCGCCGGAGACGAACAATAAATCGTTGCGTCCCCATGAACCACGAACCGCTTCCCACGCCAATCAACCTGCGCCTGGGCACCCATATGGCACACATACCGGCGAGGCAACCGAAGGCTGTAAAACTTCTCAGTCTCAAAACCTTCATTATCCTGCTCCGCACGTCGAGCCGACGTACCCGAAGCACCAATCGGCTGGATGCGGGCCACCGCAGGAACCCCAGTCTTCGACGCCCTCGTTTGGGTGTTCCCATCGGCGTCGATGACGACTTCTTCGGGGTACACCACGATGTTTTCGTTGCCTTTATCCAACAAGCTCACCGGGTCACCACCGCTGCCTGATCCAGTCGATCACTTTGTAGTGGTTGCGGAAATCTTCTGCGTTGCGCCGGAAGAACGGGTCGTACATTGTTTGGCCGACCACCGGGCGGGGAGTGAGGTAGAACATGCCGCCGCCGGAACCGACACCCAGGATCGCCCACTCATCATCGGTGATGCCAAGGGCGCCTGAAGCGAACGCTTCGGACAGTTTGTAGGTGTAATCGCCGTCAGTCTCGGAGATGTACCCTTCGGGGTTGCGGGCCAGCCGCAACACACTGTCACTTTCGACTTGCACTACGTCGTCTACGTTGATTGTGCCGGCAGTGATTTGGGCGTCTAGGTCTGGGATGCGGCGGCGAATCATTCGCTCTACATCTTCGAGCCGGACGTTGACCATTGTGGTTTCTTCGGCGGTGAGTTCGCGTCCCCATCGGGTCGCTACGTCATCGGCTGTTGCGTAAGCCATTGCTTCCCTTTGGTTGGGTGTGAAAAGGGTGGGCGGTAAGTGAAGTTACCGCCCACCCTTAACGTCACTTAGCGGTCGGCGCGGGCGCCTTCGCCGGGGTGGCCAGGGGCTTCGGTGCCGGCGTCGAGGTCAGCTTCACGAACGCTTCGGGGTCGTTGACCAAAGCAGCGAACTCGGCTTCAACGCGTATGGCAATCGCATTTTGTTGCCATAATGAGATAATACCGCTCCCATCACCATTCGCGCTCATGTCCAGGGTTGCCTGATCGGAAACGTCGTAGCTGATGCCACCGATCTGACCCCACACCAATTGGCTGAAGTCGCCCATGTAGCCGACGACCTCGTCCAGCGCGACGTGATCGCTGATGTACGTCGGACGACCGATGACACGACCAACGCGGAACGGGCCGTTGATGTCGGTGTAGGTCGCCTCAAGGAACAGCGGGCGCTCCGCAGCGTCCTTGCTGGCGTTCAGGATCGGCTCAGTCTTGGAGTCCAGCAAGGTGCCGGTCCACTTCTTGCCATCGGCGAGAAGCTGAGTCAAACCACCGTTGAGGCCGTCGTAGGCGTTCGGACCCAGTTCCTGGGTCTTGGTGGTGTCCGACAACGCGCTGCCGAACGGGGAACCGACCTTGTGCAGGATCGCTTGGTCGAACGAAAGAGCAATCGCTTCAGCGACCTTCGCCCGCATCATGCCCAGGTAGTTCGCCGGGTTGGTACGCACAACCTCAGACGACGCCGCGAAGATCGTGGCGATCTTGAACGGCACGATGTCCTGCTTGCTCATGTCACCCTTGGTGACCGGCTTCTGCTCGGTTTCCGCGACCCAACGGGCGGTGACTTCACCGGTCCAGTGCGGGATACGGACACCGGTCGGACCCATCGGGATACGCCGGCCAAGCTGCTGAACGATGGAAACCTTCGCGACCTCCGCGAAGTAGTCCTGGGTCAGAACCGGGTCGAGGTAACCTGAGAACATCGAATCCGATTGCTTAGCAACGGTATCCGGTGCGGGGGTGTGGAAAATATCAGCCATGACGGCTTTCCTTCTTTCTTGTTTATTTGGCGCCGACCATCCGCTTGACTGTTTCCAGCAGCGGATCGCCGTTCAAAGGCAAGTGGTTGCCTTGGCCTTGACTGTGATCAACGGGACGGTCAGCCGGCGGCTTCTTCCCGATCAGCGACTTAACCCTTTTGACGCTCTCTGACACCGTTTCCTCATCGGCGCCTTGGACGAGCGCCGCAACATCCAACACGTCCTCGGTGGGGATGCCCTCGCTGAGAACCATCTTCAGCTTCAGCAGTTCAAGAGAACGCGCCGAAACCTCCGACTCCATCTCCGACAGCGAACTGTCCTTCTGGGCGAGTTTCGACTCGTAGTCCTTGACGACTTTCGCTTTCGCCGCCTCGACCGCGGTGTTCTTCTCAGTGCGGTACTTAGCGGCTTCGTTGCGAAGTTCTTGGACGTACTCTCGGCTGAACGTCTCTGCGGTGTCGACCTCCTGGGCCGCGGCAGTGTCTTCAGTTGTGGTGGTTTGGGTTTCGTCGGACATTTCTGTTGCCTCCTGGGCATTAAAAAAGACCCCATCTTGGGGTCTTGCTTTTTCTGGCGGGCCGCCGCGGTTAGGCGGCGAGAGGGCTGCTGGTAAGACTGATGGCAGCCCAGTCTGTGGTGATCTCCCCTGCGTCGATCATCTGTCGGAGTTGGTTGATGGTTTCGCGGTTGAGGTCAACGTCGTAACGGATCACGACCCGCTCGTCTTTACCTTCTGACGCTTCCTCTGACTCGGCGCGGGCGTAATACGTTTTGTC